TTTATCTGTTGCCGAAAGTGTCGGGATTAACGACCAGCGTTTTGTTGGGCAAGTAGTATCACGCAACCAACGCATAAGCACATCCGAAATTCTTACCGTTCAACCATTTGGCTTTGACATTAAGCCAATGGCATATTTATTGTATAGTCAAAACCGCCCATTGCTTAGTGCATTGCGTGAAGCCGACAAAGCAACGGAACAATACCTAAACTTTGGTTCAACAGGATGGGTTAATTATATTGCCTATCAAGGTGGCTTATCTGAAGCGGAAATAGGTGCGTGCCAATGGCAGACATCAAGCGCAAACAAAACATTGGTTCTAGGGGCATTGCCGTCAGTTTCAAGCGGCACATACATAGTTCGCACAGGTGATTTTTGCCAAGTAGGGCGTTATGCCTATATTGCAACCGCCGATGTGTTGCGTGGTAGTGGTTCAACAGTAAACATTCCCGTTCACCGCAATTTAATTACAGCCCTAACAAGCCCTATGCAATGCGTAATTGGTCAATATGGAACGACTATTGCTTTAGGTGGCGGAACATTTGTAGGAACAACCTTTTGCGTTATTCTGCGCGAATATCCAACTTATACTTTAGTGCCAATGACCAATGATAGTTTCATTGCATGGAATGGCACTTTTAAAGCGTTTGAGGCGGTTTTATAATGCAGAACATAGTTCCATTACAAAATACAAATAACATTCGCCTAGCGGACTTTGTGCGCGTTACAACCGTTGTTTTAGGTGTTGAAACCGTATCATTATTTTCAACCGCGCCTTATGACATAACTGTAACGCTTGGCGGCACACCGCAAACATTTAACGGTTTATCAGCCTTGGTGCAAATTGGCGATGTTCAGCGCGACATTAAATCAACTGCTAACGAAACATCGGTTACGCTTGTTGGCATTGATACAGCATTGCTTGGTTGGGTGTTAGGGCAAAACATTAAAGGTTCAAAGATTGAAATGTGGCATGGGTTTTTTGACACAAATAATGCTTTGATTACAACTGGCGGCGATAACGGGCTTTATAAGTTTTTTACAGGTTACATTAACGCTTTTACCATTAGCGAACAATGGATGGAAGAATTGCGCTTGTTTGTAGGCACAATTAATGTAAGCGCATCAAGCATACAGATTATTCTGCAAAACAGAACAGCAGGGCGTTACACCAACGACAATGCTTGGCAGTTTTTTAGCGCAGGCGATACATCAATGGCGCGTGTTAATTTTATTCAATCCATCAATTACTTTTTTGGTAAAGACAAAGACCCTAAAGTTTACAGAACATGATACGGTTGGCAAACAAGTTTGATAAAGACGGCATCATGGATTTGATGCGAATGTTTAGGGATGAAAGCCCTATTCAGCAATATAAAGATTTGAACAATGTTGAATATATAAGCCGCTTGTTAGACAGTTTGATTGCAGGTCAAGGCGTGATATATATTGAAGAAAATGTTGGCATGATTATTGGTGTTATTCAGCCAACAATATGGTGCGACAAAACTTTTGCGTTATATGAATTGGCTTGGTATGTTAAACCTGAAAACAGAAATACAAGCGTTGGTTATAGGCTTTTAAGCGCGTATGTTTTACACGCTAAAAAGTTAAAAGATGAGGGTAGAATTAAATTGTTTACAATGAACAAAATGATTACTAGCCCTGATATTAAATATGAAAAATTTGGGTTTACTAAAATAGAAGAAGGCTGGTTGCAATGATTAAATTTTTACTGCTTTTTATAATTTGGTTTACCTATACAGCACCATCCTTTGCGGTTGGTTCAATTATTGCAGGTGCTATTTTTAGTGGCGTTGCTGGTGCGGCGGTAGCAAGTGCAATAGTAGCATTTGCAATCAACATGGTTGCATCAATGATTATTTCAAAAATCTTTGCGCCAAATGCACCCAATCAACAATCAGAACCTAATGTTGGCAATCGTCAGCAAGTGCCGCCTGCTGGCGATAACAAACTGCCTGTTGTTTATGGTTCAGCATGGGTTGGTGGCATTGTTGTTGATATGTCTATTTCGCAAGACAATCAAGATATTTATTGGGTAATGGCATTAAGCGAAGTTACCAATACCGAAACTGGTGGAACACCTGATGCGTTTACTTTTGGCGATGTTTATTGGGGCGGTAAAAAGTGCGTATTTAGCACAACAGTTGGTGAAACCTATAAAGTTACAGGATTGCTTGATGAAAGCACGGGGCTTATACAAGATGTTACAGGCTACATGGATGTTTACTTATATCGCAATGGTTCAGGAACGCCAACTAATAGCAGTTTAAATGCTGTAAGTGTAATGACTTCAAGCGGTCTTGTTTATACTTGGGATGGTTCTAAACTAATGACTAATTGCGCTTTTGCTATTATTCATTTGAAATACAGTCAATCGCGAAATCTTGTTGCATTAAATCAAACACGATTCCAAGTTATAAATCCGCGTAATTCAGCAGGTGATTGCATACAGGATTATTTAACTAGCACTAGATATGGCGCGGCAATATCTATTGATAACATAGATACGGCAAGTATTACTGATTTAAATACTTATTCAAACCAATCTTTTACTTATGAAGTTTATAGCGGTGGCACATCAACACAGCCAAGATTTAAATTTAACGGAACGATTGATACATCTGCAAAAATAATGAACAACATACAGGCTATGGCTGATTGTTGCGACTGTCTAATTCGTTATTCTGAAATTACATCGTTATGGGGCGTTATTGTTCAAACGCCAACTAATACTATTGCTATGGATATAAACGACAGCAACATGGTGTCAGCAATACAAATTAGCCCAGTAGATTTGTCAAATTCATTTAACATTATTGAAGTTAAATATCCTGATAGCACATCGCAAGATAGTTTTAATAGCGCATCATTTGATTTGGCTGTTATAAATCCTGCATTGTTATTTCCAAATGAACCTGTAAACAAACAGTCTGTTAGCCTAATTCTTTGCAACAACAATGTGCAAGCACAGTATTTAGCAAATCGCTTTTTAGAAGCGGCGCGTGAAGATTTGCAAATGCAAGTGGATATTGATTACACAGGCTTACAACTTGACGCTGGCGACATTGTTACGGTTACTAACGCCAACTATGGATGGGTTGCAAAAGAATTTCGCATTGGCAAAGTAACGCAAAAATTTAATGATAGTGGTCAAGTTACAGCCACATTAAGTTTAATGGAATTTAACGGCGCAGTTTATGACGATAAAAATGTAACGCAATTTACGCCAGCACCAAACACAGGAATTGGTTCACCAATTACTTTTGGCATAGTTCCGCCACCATATATTTCAACGCCATTGCCAAGTGCCGCTAATCCTGCCTTTAATGTAATGGTTACAAGTTCAACCGCAGGTATTACGCAATATGCTGAAGTTTGGTATTCAGCCTATCAATATCCAACATCCGCACAGCGAATCCTTGCTGGCACGACTGAAGTTAATGCTAATGGCAACCCTTATGGTCAAGGTGTTTTAATGCCTGCCGTTCAACTGTTTAACATACCTGCTGGAAACTGGTATTTTTTTAGCCGCATGGTTAATAGTATTGCATCAAGCGATTTTTCTTTAGCATCTAGTGTTTTGCAATGGCGACCAACAACATTCCAATACAGCGACCAGTATTTATCTATTGCTTATGCTGACGATATAACAGGCACAGGTTTTTCATTTGACCCACGAAATAAAACTTATTTTGGTTTATGTAATCAAGCATCAAGCACACCATCAAGCACAGCAAGCGACTATAAATGGTATTTAGCCGACCCTGCTTTTGGCACTAACATTTATTTAGCCTACATCAATTATCAAAACCGCAAGTTTGGCTTTGATTCAGATTTTGCTATTTATGCAGGCGGAACAAATGTGGCTGGAAGTGGTGGGGCATTTGTTCCAACAACAACAAGTAAGTTTGATTTTCGTATTTGGTCAGCATTGCCTGACGGCACAAACATAATTGATTTAGACCATTCAACAGGTCAAACAATCATTACAGGTATGCCATCTGCAAGCGCAGGTCAAATTGCTGTTACTAACACGCCTGACGGACAACTTGTTGCATCATTAGCGGAGTTCTTAACATTTCCCGATGGTGGTTCAACTTATACAAGTTCAGCCGCAACCATAACGGTTGATATTTATGGGCGTATTGTTGGCTTTTCGCCACCTGATAATTTTTATTTTAACCAACAATCATTTACGGCAACAAGCGGTCAAACTGTATTTACGCCAACAGCAAGGGTATCGGGGTATATAACAGGGCAAGACTTAATCTTTAAAAATGGATTGTTACTTGATACAAGCGAATACAGCGAAACAAGCACAACCTTTACATTAAGCGTAGGCGCAACAACAGGCGACATTATTACTTGCATTTCAATGCGTGCGGTTGCGGCAGGCAATACTTATACAACAATCAATTTAACCGTTGCATCATCATCAACCAATACGGTTGTTTGGAATAGCGCAACAATGCCTTGGCAGTTAATTGATGTGGGCGACATTATTACTTTTGCTAATACAGGAACGCCAACGCAATACACAGTAACAGGCGTAAATTATTCAACGCGCACCATTACATTTTCAACAAGCGTAACTGTAACGGCAGGGGCGGTTATATATCAATACAGGGCGGCAGGCAGTTCTTATCGTGTATTTAGTCGCTGGACATTTGATTTAACATCGGCAGGCAGTTACACGCCAACAGAATGGGCGGTGCATAGTGCCTATGAATTGTTATTTTTAAACGGCACAGTTATAAACGAACAAGATTATGATATTACAAGTGGTTCAATAGCAAACTTGCCATCTGCCGCAACTGGCAAAATGACAATGATACAATTTAGCGCAAACAACTTAACAACACCAACTGGCACAATGTCAAATATTGTTGCTTACGCATCAAGTGGTGTAGTAACATATTCCTTTAATTTTAACCCTTTATCATTTGCTTTATACATAAACGGGGCTTTGATGAAGCAGGCAACAGACTATACAATAGGCACTAACAACTATACATTAGCAACAAACACAAACGGGGCTAGTATTATGCAACAACAAACATTCGCATCAGTCGGTGCGGCATAGGGGATAACATGACACAAGCATTTAATTTAAGTCAGTTTGCAAATAATGTAAACACAAGTGGGCAAGCAAGTTTAACTGCGGCTGTTTCGGGAACATTGCCTGTTGCTAATGGCGGCACAGGTGCGACATCGCTAACGGCTAATAATGTTATTTTAGGCAATGGCACAGGCGCGGTTCAAGTAGTAGCCCCAAGCACTAGCGGCAATGTTTTAACAAGTAATGGTTCAACATGGATTAGTGCGGCAGGAAGTAGTTATGCTGGATTTTCAACTGTTATTTTTGCATCATCAGGAACATGGGCAGTTCCAACTGGCGTAACTAAAGCAAGAATTACTGTTATTGGTGGTGGTGCTGGTGGAAGTAGATGGTCAACATCAGACCAAAGGGGTGGTGGTGGCGGCTTGGCTATTGCTTATTGCACAGGAATAAGCGGAACTTTAACAATTACAGTAGGAGCAGGTGGGGCATCGGCTTCATCTACAGGCATTCAATCTACCGCAGGTGGAACATCCTCAGTAACAGGAACTGGTGTTTCAGTATCAGCAACAGGCGGTGCATCAGGAACTAACGGAAGCACACCTGGAGCAGGTGGGGTTGGTTCTGTTTCAACAGGAACGGCAATAGCACGAGGGTATGATGTGTTTAATACTGCCCAAAATACTGTTGCAGGCACTTCAGGCAACGCGGGCAGTTCGGCCAATGTCTTTAACTCATATATTGCTGGGCCTATTCCTATCGCAGGGAATCGTGCAGTTTCTAATACATCAGGCGGGGCGGGTGCTGCATTTTCAGTTGGTGGTTTATCGCCTGCGGGCGCACCTGGTTTTGCAGTAGGAACTACAAAAGCCATTGGTGGCGTAGTAATAATTGAATACTAAAGGAATAAACATGAAAGCACTTATATCACCAGTTCAAGATAACTTTGTGGTTCAAGTAGAACCTGACGATAATATATTTGAAATTGGGTTGCCTTTATATTGGTTAGACTGTCCTAATAACATTGTTGCATATCAATATCAATACTTGGAAAATCAATATGTGGCTTATGTGCCACCTGAGCCAACGGCAGACGAAAACAAAGCAACGGCAACAAGCCTATTGCAAGCAACTGATTGGACAACTATTGCCGATGTAGGCAATCCGCAAATGTCAAACCCATACCTTGCTAACCAAGCGGAATTTATTGCTTATCGCAATGCTGTTAGACAATACGCAGTTTATCCTGTTGCAGGCAATATAAATTGGGCAACATTACCAACGGAAGATTGGCAAACAGTTTAATTAGTTATACAATGCTTTAACCTATAAGATAATATAAGACCGCGTTTCGGTGAGGGCATCGGCGCGTCATTACCTAGTAGGGGAAAAACATGGCAACAGCAACACTTTATTGGCTACATTTGCCAAATGAAACAAATATATTCACAGATGGTTATGTGGGTGTAACACCAAATTTTGAAAAGCGTATGCGCGAACATAAGCATCGTTTCAAATCAATATGGCATAAAGTGATTTATGAAAAAATCATTATTGCTACAAATAAATACTGCTACCAAATAGAAAAAAAATTAAGACCATTGCGAAACATTGGTTGGAATATGGCTATTGGTGGCTTTCGTAACGGCACAATGCTTGGGCAAGATAATCCAAACTTTGGCAAATTTGGTGAATTAGCATCAAACTTTAAAGGTTGGTGGATTACGCCAATGGGAACATTCCCAACCGCAGATGAAGCGGCAAGCGCAAATGGATTAAAACAATGCGATGTTATAAGGCGTTGCAAAGGGCGTTTTGCCAATAACAAGTTTTATCAGCCAAAAGATGGCTGGGCATTTAAGCCGAAAGCGTAGGGAAAAATCATAGCCGTCTTTAACAAAAACAGCATTACCCAAGTTAGTGGGTTTGACAACCCGTGCATTACAGGCGAATTAGTTTATCAACAAAAAACCTTTTGGAATTTAACGCTAACGGCTGAAGATGGTGTTTCGCCAGTTAGTTTACTAGGCGCAACCATAGACGCGCAAATTATTCGCAGAACGCTAACCAATGTGCAAGATTCCCGTTATGGGCTTTCATTTGACATTGGCGATTACACTCCCACCCCAACAGCAATACCGCTAACCATAGCCAACCGTAATGACACGGCTGGTTCGTTTACTTTAATCATTGATGACACATCATGGCTTGCCGTTGCAAGCGACCCAAGCCTTGCCATTGATAGCGTAAACGGTGCAGGCTTTTCAGGTCGCATTAAAATTAGTTTTCCATCAAGCGGCGGCGGTTCAATACCTGCCGAAGATAACATTATCTTTTTACTATTCATCGTGCGTTCAGACGCAATCGTTAAAGTGTAGGGGGGCTTATGGCAACATTTAATGTCCAAACCGTGCCTAGTAACACCAATGTAACGGTTCAAGACGCAAACAACCTATCCGTCAATGTATCAGGTGGCAATAACATCAATCTTGAAGTTATACCCACACCAAATCAGATTGTTCAAATCAATCGTGGGGTTGCAGGGCGTGATGGTGGTGATTTTATAGGCGGTTATCCCGTTGTCATGTCAAATGTTCAATATCGCGATGTTGTTATGTTTGGCACTAACCAATGGAATAATGTAAATCAAACTGAAATAAGCGATGGCGGCAATTTTTAATTAAGGAATTATCATGGCAAATACAATACGAATTAAACGCAGGGCAAGTAGTGGTGGCGCAGGCGCACCAACAACATTGGAAAATGCGGAATTAGCATTTAACGAAGCAAGTAATATACTTTATTACGGAACAGGCACAGGCGGTTCAGGCGGTTCAGCAACATCAGTTATCGCTATTGCAGGTAATGGTGCGTTTGTAGATACATCAACAACACAAACCGTTGGTGGCACTAAAACATTTAGCAACACCATTACGGGTTCAATAAGCGGTAACGCTGGCACGGCAACAGCCTTGCAAACAGCACGCACAATCGCTTTAACAGGCGATGCAACTGCTTCAGGCACATTTGACGGCACAGCCAATTACAGCCAAGCCTTAACGCTTGCAACGGTTAATAGCAATGTTGGCACATTCTTAAAAACAACTGTTAATGCTAAAGGTCTTGTTACTGCGGCAACTTCAGCAAACATCAATGATTTAACAGCACCAACGGCTGATTATGGTTTTGCTGGTTATAAAATCACAGGTCTTGCAGACCCAATATCAGCACAAGACGCGGCAACTAAACAATATGTTGACAGCGTTGCCCAAGGTTTAGACCCTAAAGCATCATGCGTTGCGGCTACAACTGCAAACATTACTTTATCAGGCACACAAACCATTGATGGCGTTGCTGTTGTTGTAGGCGATAGGGTGTTAGTTAAAAATCAAACATTGCCACAAAACAATGGTATCTATGTTGTTGCGGCAAGCACATGGTCGCGTTCATTAGATATGGATGCTTGGGCTGAAGTGCCAAATGCGTTTACATTTATTGAAGATGGCACAACGCAAGCGGACACAGGTTGGGTAACAACTGCAAGCGCAGGCGGCACATTAGGCACAACGCCAATTCCGTTTGTTCAATTTAGTGGCGCAGGCACATACACCGCAGGCACAGGTTTAACGCTAACAGGTGGCGAATTTAGCATTACTAACACATCCGTTACCGCAGGCGCATTTGGTTCAGCAAGCGACACATTATCTGCAACCGTAAATGCACAAGGTCAATTAACCGCGTTATCAGCACAAGCGATTGCTATTGCTAACACGCAAGTTAGTGGTCTTGGCACTATGTCCACGCAAGCGGCAAGCAATGTGGCAATTACAGGCGGTTCAATTATTAACCTAACTACATTTGATGGCATTACTATTGACGGCGGCACATTCTAATTTAATTAACCCTGCTATATAGCAAACAAAGGGATGCCAAATGGCTAATACGATAAAACCAAAACGCAGTAATACCGCAAGCAAAGTGCCTAACACATCCGAATTAGTTTCGGGTGAGTTAGGCGTGAACATGGCAGACCGAAAGGTTTACATCAATAACGGAACAGCCGTTGTTCAAGTCGGGGC